CATGGCCCAAGCATTTGAGCGAAGAGGAAATGCTTTGCACAGAATTGCCAGTATGCGTTCAGACCCCGAGTTTGGTGTGCCACCTATAATGACAGTACAGAAAATTGCACAAGAAGCACTACTGAAGGAGAAAGAGTGATGGATGAAGATATCATTGTGACCCTGAAGCGGAGCAACGACCTGCTGATGACGTTTGGCAACGATTATTCTGACGTGTTCTTGCCAGCGATTGATGAGATTGATCTGTTAAGAACTAAGCAGAAAATAGCCGTTGAAATGATCAAGGAGCTATTGGATTTCCTTGAGTTTATTTACAATCACCCAAAATTTGAGAATAGTTTAAAGGCGTATGAGTGGATCATGTTTCAAATTGAAATGATCATGGCTAAATATAATGAGCCAGTAGGTGAGGAGCGGTGATGGATGCTACTGAAAAATTAGCTCAAATGATGATCCGATGTGGACTGGCGACAGGCCATGGTGACACTATTGACGATTTGATTTTTGAATTGGAAAAGCAAATCAAAAATACGAGGTTAGCTAACTCGGACCTTCAGATGTGGTTTGATTACGCCAAAACTGAATGCGACAGGTTGCAAGCTGAAGTTTTAAGACTGCGGGAAGAACTAAAAGAGTTACGTTTATCTTATGAAGTGGTTGTTGCCGCATTGAAGGAGAAATAATGATGGAAGATATTGTAGATAGGTTGCGCGTTCTTAATTTTATGGGGCCGTGGCAAGAAGCGGCTGACGAGATCGAGAAGCTGCGTAAAGCATTAAAAGAACTGTCAGAGAACATAGGGCTACAGCGGGATGATGGATACGATGCCGCATTGAGGGAGAAAGAGTGATGGCAACAAAAAAGAAAGGCATCCTCACATCTGCACCGCAGTGGTGGGACCATCTGAAAGACTGGAAGAAAGTATTCTGGAGCGCAGAGCGCAATGCCGTCAAAAGAGAAATTAAAAAGGAACTTCGTGATGGATATCGTTGAACGTCTGCGGGAGCATAACGAGCCTCCGTTTGATTACATTTCCCATGAAGCTGCCGCCGAGATCGAGCAACTGAGGAAAGACAAGCAACTAGCGTTTGAACTGATGGATGTTTTTATAAAAGAGATCAATCGGTTAAAGAAAGAGGTCGCCCGTGCCACATTGTACGATGATGGCCCGCGCCTTGATGATCGTGGTGATAACTTGGATGGGAACTGAGTGATGGATGAAATTTGGTTTTGGATGGCAAAGTTTTTTGCTGAACTATTTTTGGTTATCGGTTTGATTGTTGTGGTCTTTGTCGCCGCGATATTTTTTTCTGTGTTTAAGTGGCTTTGGGAATACAGAAAATTTAAGGAGAAAGAGTGATGGATACAATAAGCGACGTGTGGACGCTCAAGCTATTGGCGTTTGCGATTATCTGGATGGCGGGTTCCCCGTTTTACTTCACCTACAATGACTACGACGTGAACGTAAAAACGGTGACGGTAATGATGTTTCCTTTGATCGTGTTCTTGGTTTGGTTCTTTGTATTTTGGTGGGGGTGAGTGATGGAGATTTTTGAAAGGTTGAACTGCGTAATTATTGATGGCAAATCATACGTCAAAGCCTCGGATGCAAAGTTGATGTATGACGAGATTGAGCGGTTTCAGGAAGCGTTGGAACGCATTGCTGATTTTGATTTATACGGCGATTACAGCAACGCTTATGAAATACCAAAAATTGCTCGCGCCGCGCTGAAGGAGAAAGAGTGATGACTGACATCATAGACAAGACGCCGGAAGGAAAAAGATTGGCTGCTGAATTTGAAGAATTGAAAAAACTTTACAAACAAATGATGCATTTTTTTTGTGAGGCTGCTTTAACAAATGAAGAAGCGACTGAAAAAGCATTAAGTTTAATATGGGTTGGGCCGCACAAGCCTTGGCGCAGAACGGCGGAGTAAGGAGAAAGAATGATGACTGACGAAGCATTATTAGCGGACGGATTCGAAGAAGCCCTGATTGGTATGGGGCGGCAATTCAATCAAGATGTAGCGGTATATGATTACGACAAGTGCATCGAGATCCTGATGAAACGGGACGGCATGGATCATCATGATGCAATTGAATACATGGAATATAATGTCACTGGAGCGTGGGTTGGGGCGGGAACGCCTGTTTTTGTAGAAATAGGAAAGGAAAATTGAGTTATGTCAAAAGAAAAACGAGAACTTGCACGGCTTGAGATATGTATGGCGTTTCAAAAGTCAGCGAATAATTTTTCCCGCGAGATTGAGGACCAAATTAAAACCATAAAGTCCATCAATGAGAAAAACACAATGCGGAGAAAGAAGAAAGAAGCAGAAGATGCATTTATATTAGCACAGAACGAGGCGGATGGTTTTTTGCCATTTGTGGTTGAAGAAAAGGTTTACAACAAAAATCCCGCACCGGAGTTTGAAACTATTAATGTTAAAAAGGGCCGAAATATAATTGAAACTGCTATGAAACTATCAATGGTTGACGAGTTGGAAGAGTTGCCAGATGTTATCCGCGTCTACGCGGGATATCTTGAGACTTTAATAAAAGAGGAGACGTTTAATTTGAACCCAGTGCCTGGGTCAATGGAAGCATTTGCTGCTGAAGTTGCTAGAAAAACCTTGAACCAAATACAGATTTGCAAGAGCCTCTTGCATATCCATCAGGGGCATCCAGACAAAGCGATAAAGAGAGCAAAGGAGATTTTAAATTTGAAAAAAAGAACTGTAAAAAATGTTTCAATATCTGTTGAAAATCAATATTAACCACAAAAAGAGGAAAATAAAATGATAGAGCTAGACGAAGACACCATATGGGCGATAAATTTTTTACTTAAAAACAAATACTCTGAGAAATTAAAAGGAGATGAACAGATAATATCTCGTTGCGTGGATATGATTGAGAGCCTAGTGTTAAACGTCCCTGAAAAGAAGAACAAAGCACTCATATCTGAAGCAAGAATATTCCTTAATATGTTGGTGGGGCATCTCAGATACGGCCCATCTAGCACGTCCCGAACGCTTGAAGAACAATACGAAATGAACAGGAAGTTGATGAAATGGTAAAATACAACAGGGTATTTGTACCCAACCCGAGTTTGAAATTTGATACATCACCACTGGACGATTTAGCGGAAAGTATCGTCTACGTCTGCGATATGCCGATGTTCGACAATTTGACGGAAGACGATAACATTGGAATGTTTGAGAAAAAGATCTCGAGGAAGATGGAAGATTTCAACCCCGTCAAAGATGTAGTCGGGCATTATGGCGACGGCTTGATCTTCGCCATGATGGTGATGTTTTTGTCTGATCAGTTTGATTCTTTTGACATAGCCAGATTCTCTCACAAGAAAAATGGCTATGTCGTTCGCAATCTGTCTTACGACAAATTTTAATCCTCTTTAACAGGCTCAGGAGCGGCCTTAGAGGCCGCTTCTACCTGTGGGGCGGCTTGGTCCCTGATTAAGGTGATCACGTCTGCTACGTCCCCGTAGGGAGCCCTAGCGAGGGCTGACAATACGACGTTCACGGCGTTAACGTTGAGCTTCAAAGTAATTTCCATTTTAGATCCCTCTGTTAGCGACAGCCAGTGCTTTCGCAACGGTTGTGTCATCAAGATTCAGCAAAGACGACGTGTCCTTGCCTTGCTCTTTTTTAATACGATCGGCCATTGCGATCAAGGCCATTGCCTTGGCAACAGAATCTTTTGACATGGTGCGACCGCCGGAGGCTCTGTCAATACGACCGCCTCGAGCGTTCTGTTGTTTATTGTATAGCTCTTCAATTTGATTTCCAGCCTCTTCTTCTGCTTTTTTATCAACAAGCCGATTATAAGCAGAGTCTAAATTTGATTGAAAAGGAGTTATTGCACGCGCCGCGGTAGGAACGGCGGAAGCTAGGCTTTTTGCGGATCCTGTAAGAAGATTCCTGTCCATTGCGCCAAGCGTCTTGGCGGCTCCTGTTGTCAAACCAGGAGATCCAAGAGCAAATTTACTTGTCTGGCCAGCCAATGCCGCTGCACCTAACAATGGTTGACCTTGCGCAAATGCAAAACCAGCTCCCACTGGCAAAGCAAAATCTTCTATGCCACCTTTGAAAACTTTAGAAGGTGAAGATGCGCCAAGAAGAGCGGCTCCTATTTCAGGGTTTTGCTCAGACATAAGGTCAAGATAACTTTTTCCAACAGGGTTTCTTCTGCTACTCATTATGCGTTTATATTGAGCAACTTGGTTCATTTTAGAACCTGTTGCGGCTGTAATCCCACCCATTTCACTTTGGATGTCTTGGAATTCTTGCATTAATTTTGCGTAATCGGGATCCCCGTATTTGGTCAAAGATTTTACAAGTTCAGTATGAATTGGAACCAATGCATCAGATAATGTGGGGTTTGCTGTTTTGTTTTCAGTAATAAGATCCCACAATTGTTGTTTTTGTTTATCTAAGCTCAACAAGTTTTTTTCAGGATGCCCAGGAGGCAACGCATCAATTTGATGCATTTTCTGAAACAAACCTTCATTTATTGTTGCACCTGTTTTTGGATCTTTTGTTCCAACTAAAAAATCAAGAGCAGATTGTGCTTTAGGAGACAATTTATAAGCTGGATCCCCCAGAGCTTGGATCTCATCTGATGTCTTCATTAAAACATCTGTTAAAGGAATGTCTTGATTAGCAAGATTTTGTTTTTTTGACGCCCATTCGTTGATTTTGTTTTGGCGGTATTCTTTAACCCAACTGTTCACATTTTGCATGAGTCCTTGAGGGTCACCTCTGCCAGATGCATACTGTTTAAAAACTTCGCGAAGTTTAGGTGCATTATCACCTGTTTGGGCAAACAGATCTTTGATTGCTCCAAAATCGTCAACACCAGATAGGCTTGAAGCTGCGTTAACAAGCCCTTTACCCCCTAAGGAAGTAAGCCCAATAGCAGAAGTTGCAGGGTCCGCGTATTTTGTTGCTTCTGCAACATTTCCTGCCTTCCTTGCAACATCCAATGCTTTAGCCACGTTTGGAAGATTAGCGGCTTCAGCAACGCGGCTTGTTGTGCCAGCAACTTTAGACAGCGTTCCGCCAAACCCGCTGAGAGGCAACGCGGCAAGAGATGCTGTTCCTATAGGATCTTCTTTAAAACGTTGGCTAAATTCTTTCCATTTTTCAGGATCACCCCCCTGATATCCTCCATCCATTGTATATTTGAAAACAGGTGGAAGACCCTTGCCAACATCTGATGCAAGGGCTCTTTCTTGTTCAATTTGAGCAAGATTTTCGCCATAACCTTGACGACGTGCTTGCATCTTCTGAATAGGTGTAACTGCTGTTTCAGGCATGGGCTTGCCTGCATTAGAAGGCAAGTAATCATCTCCCAAAAAATTATATATAGCTCCGCGGCCAAGAGTGCCCAATCCCTCAATTGTTTGAGGAAGATTTCTAGGATCTAGCCCTTGAACAAGACCTTCACCATATTTTTTTGCAGATGGCCCTATGTTGCTCCAAGTTTCCTTAAGGTATTCAGGCCAAGTTTGATTTTTTGCGTCATCGTTTTGATCAACCATAACTTACTCCTTTTCGCCTTGGATTTCTCGCCCGTCAGGGAGAATAACCATAACACCTTTTGGCGTTTCTCTGATTATTCTAAGAACTTCCCTGTTTGGTGTGTTTGGGGGAATAGCAACAGTGTTATCGTCTTGAATAACTGGTTCTTTTGGAGTTCCAAGCCCCATATTTTCAAGTACTTTAGGGTTAGAACCTGCAAAAGGTTTAATTTCTTTTCTGGCTCTTTCTTTAAACAAATCAGCATTATTTTCAGGGTTTTCTCCAAAATTCATATTGAATACAGAAACATCACGAGGTTTATTTTTAATGAATTCAGAAGACCTCTTGTAACCAAGATCTCCATACCCTATTGCGTCTGTAATGTTTTTATACAGAGCATCAGGATTTTTTTCTGGGTCAGGAACGGTTACCATTGCCATTTCGCCACCTGTTGCGGGGGCTGATTTTGCAAATTCATTCGTTCTTGCAATAGCAATCAACATAGCGTCTTTTGCTGCCGCATCAAAATTTGGTGCCGCTTCGGCATCAAATCCTTTTATTCCAAAAATATTTCTCATAAAATCATTAAGTTGCGCAAAACCTTGTGAACCTCGGCCTGCACCTTTCCATTGCTGATAAATACCAGCAAGGCTTATAAGGCGAGGGCGAAGATCTGATTTCCAAGATCTGACGAAATTATTTGATTCCTTTAGCTGGTCATTAAACATGTCAACATTGGCTTTAGCCGTAGGGTCTTCACCCGTTACAACTTTTTGTCCCTTATATGTAAATTCACCAGGCGTCCCACTTTCCGCGGCATCTGCCAACCCTTTGAGATAATCAACGCCAGTAATCCCAATTTTTTGCCCCGTTTGCGGGTCATAAACAGTTTGGATTGTGTTAGCTACTGACGCAATTTGAAGTTGCACATTGTTCAGTTTTTCAATTTCTCCTTTAATAACATCTGCTTGTGCTCCTCTTGCAACTCCAAGTTGGCGGTTTAATTTTTCAATTGTCGATTGGATCACAGCCGGATCTGACAAATAGGAAAGTGGAACAATTTTCCCCTCGCCCAAATCAACTGTTTTTTCTTCCGCAACAGGTTTTTCTCCAACAGATCCAAGACCACCTTCGTCTATGGTGCCCCCGCCTTCTATTACTTTACCCGCCCCTCCAAGACCTTCCCCACCAACTTCAGTTGTGCCGGATGGAGACGTTTTTTCTGCGCCGCCAAGTCCGGTTATTGAAGAAGACAAATTAAGTTCGTTGGCAGCACTACTCATTATGCGGCCATACTCTTCAACGCTCACTTCTCCTCCATTCAGATCACGATAGCCAATAATTTTACTACCAGTTGCATCCATGAGAGGTTCAAAACGATCTTGCAGATATTTAAGAGCTTGGATCCCTTGGGTCCGCCCAGTAATATCAATTCCCTGTTGCGCAAGGCCGCGCTCGAGAGACTGGCCACGGAGCCCTGCATACGTCTTCGCGCCTCCGCCAAGACCTTGCAATAGTGCGGCACCAAGATACGGACTGTTTGACGAAGCCATTGTGCCAACGCCGCCCAAAACTGACAACAGAAGATCGGTGGAATCCGGACCTTCACGGTTTTTACCTTTTACGTCTTGTGCGCTTGATTTTGAAAACCCAACTGATTCAGCAAGTCTATCAATCATTGATTGAGATTTAGGTGGGTTCAACCCACCTTCGCCTACGTCGGCGGAAGGTGTTGCGTTTTTGGCAGGAAGATCTCCTTCGCCCATAAGTTTCCGAGCAACTGTCCAAGGCTTCCAACCATTTTTTGCGGCGTAATCGTTTGACCAATCAATCGAAGCGCGAATAACGTCTGGGTTTTTCCGAACTTCTGGGTCTCTCAAATCAAAACCTGTTTGCTTGGTAAACTCATCTCCAAGACCAGGCTTTGAAAATTGTTTTGATGTATTCCCATAATGCAATTGCGCAATGCCGTAAGAAGACTTGTCATCTCCTTCCGCCAAGGGATTAAACCCGCTTTCCCCATGATAAACTTTTGCCGCAAATTGTGGGTCTTTATGACCTGCGCGTTTGGCAGACTCGATTGAGTAATTTTTCCAATATTCAGGGCTTGATTCATCGACCGCGCCATCTGTCGCGTAGCCCGCACGTCCGCCGTTCTTCATGAACCCAGAAGCGAGCTTCGCCATGTCCATGATGGCTTTCATTGTCGGGTCTTGCATGGCTCCAGGAAGGTGCTTTTGCTCAGGCATTTTAAATTTTGATGTGTCGTCCGGAATGTCAAGTTTTTTAGGATCGGAATCCAAATCGTAAGGCATTCCTCCGGCAGCGTACCCTACAAGACCACCACGCGCTTCTTCTTTTTTATCCAAATCTTTATAAAATTTATAAAGATCTTTTCCTTTTGTTGCCAGATCTGCAAAATCTGTTGCAGTCCCAAGACCCTGCTTCAAAAGGCTTTCTGGAATAGGAGGTGCGCTATCGGGAGTCATGAGCCTTCCAACAGGCAAGCTCGCCTCCGGAACGCGACCATGCTTGCCAATGCCACCAGACAACCCGCGAGCGGTGGGAACATGGCTACGCTCTCCACCCTCGAAGAACCCTTGTTGACGGGAAAGGATGTTGTAAATTGAGTATGGGTCGTAAGGATCGTAAGCTCCGCCTCCTGAAGCAAAACCTTGTCCCATGTGTTGCATGCCAACAGCACCGCCTTCAGACACCAAACCACCTTCTTCAAAATGGCCACGCTTGGCAGCGTCTTTTGTTGCCGCATCGTAGTCAACAGTCTTGTAGCCCTTAGCCAAGCCAACAGCTTCGGGATGGTGCTTTTCAACGTTCTGCGCCGACAAGCCAATTTGCTTAGGCCCGTCCTCGCCTTTGTAACGGAACTTGATGATGTCTTGACCGTCAAACGTTTTGCCGATCTTTTCAATGTCATCCTTGAGCCGCTCGTCCGAGAAGAATGGCATTGGCTGGGTCGTGGTTGTGCTCGAGCCGGACAACGCGCCTGTGCCCATTGCGATGTTCGCGAGGAACTGAGCGACCTGATACGGATATGCTTGTTCCTGCAGGAACTGATTGTACAGCGCGGTCTTTCCAGCCTGTTCAGTCTGCTGACCAAGGGTACCTGCGCCAATCTGCGCCTGAGCCCCCTGTAGCCCCGCCTGTTGAGCGGCAAGGGCTGTTTGGCCACGTTGGCCAAGACCTGACATATAATTCTGTGCGGCGTTCTGGAAACCTTGCGACTCCATGCCACCAATCGTCTGACCGAGGGCAAGGTTCTGCTGATTGATTAAATTGCCCATACCAATGTTGGAGCGGTCGCCACCAAACGCGCCTTGCCCGATCGCGGATCCCTTCATCTGAGCTTGCTGTTGACCCGCAACATTTTGCATTTGATTTCTTGTCGAGGCGACCGCACTCTCGAGGTAAGGGTTCATGTAACCCTTCACGCCCTGAGAAAAACCTTCGGGAGTGTAGCCTTGCTGAACTTGGTTCAAAACAGGTTGTGCGGCATTGGCATACTGGTTCATGCCAGCCTGACCTGTTTTTTGCTGTTGGTTCAGTTGCGCAACAAATTGATCCGGCGTTGTGCCGTATTGCTGAAAGGGCTTCGCAGCAACTTCTTCTGCGCGTTTGTTCACGGCCTCGTAACGCGCCATAACCTCTGGAGGGATTTTGGTCGTTGAACTCGTGGTTCCGGTTTTCCCGCCCATGTCAGTGCTCCGTCGCGTTCTCAGGTTGTGCGTCTGTCGCCCAATCGCCTGTCTTTTTGCCATAGATCCAATAAGCACCCGACTGTGGGCCAAATTGCCGCTCGTAGAGTCTAACCTTGCCTTCAGCCCTATGAGAGCTCAAGATCCCAATCACCAATGGCAATTGTAGTACTTCTGCAGCTTGTTTTGCAAATTCACAGAGTTTTCTTGCCCGACCACCTTTTGCGCTTCGGTAATCAGGATGAACGAAAATTGCCCGTTCGACAATTGTCAAATCGTCCGAGTACCAAAGAGACTCTGTGCGCAATAGGATCGCGGCTTCAAATTGCTCTTCAGGATTGCCAATAATACCGACAATCCCGTGATCTCTTGTCAACCCCGCCCAAAGCTCGCCCAAGAGCTTCATCGGATTAGGATTGGTTAAACCGTTCTCTTCGCATGCCGCAGTAGCCAGTTTCATCATACCATCGATGTCTTCCGGCGTGCCAACACGAACGCTGAGTTCTTTTTCCATAATCAATCTCTCTTAGGGCCAGGTAACTTTTTCAACGTCTCGATAGTTCTCTTTCGATATTGTTTAACAAAATGATCGAGAACGTTATGCCCATGATCCATGTCGCCATTGCCAATTTTAACAACATCATCAGGCTTTATAACATATTCTCCACCCGCCGCCACAATCTCTACAGGAGTTGCTCCTCCAGATGCTCTTGCGCCGTATGGTTTGCCTTCGGCATACGGGCTTGGAGAAGGGTCGTAGGGCTGTTTGTCGTTCTGCATGTAAGGTTGTGAGGAGAACATCTTTCTGGCGACCTTGAACCCTGCCATTGTGTTGCCTTCACCCATGGCCGAAATGATGTCGGCAGGGATGACGTACGAGCCTGAAGCAACGTTCATCGGTAGGTGGTCCGTTCGTCCGGCGACCGGAGAATGAATTGGTCCTTCATGAACTTTATTCACCGGATAAGGAAAATCAGGCTTTGTATATGACATGTCAGCTTTGGTGTAAGACATGTCGGCAAATGGGCCACCACCCGCCTTCGCCGTCCGAGCCGATTGTTTGAAAGCGTCAGCAGTTGGCGCACCTTTGGAATTTGGTTTCCGCATGCGTTCTTTTGAACCGTGGGCGATGCGCTCGCGCTTGGCGTGAATGTTGGCATACAACCCACCGCCCATTGCTTTTGTGTTCCGAGCGGTGTTCAACGCCGCCGCAATGGCTTGGTCCTGCGAACGGCCAGAACGCATCATCTCCGAAATATTGGAGCTGACTGTTTTTTGGGAAGAGCCTTTTTTCAACGGCATAACGACCTCACGTATAAGTGACAGAGGCAATTTGCCCTGTTCCAGTGGTGATAACAAGACCGTCTGCAAACGGAACTTGGATTTGCGTAATGCCAACTGTATTCGGTATGATATAAATCCTCAATCCCGTCAAAGAATTGGTGTTGGAAGAATCGTAAACGGTTCCGGTTGTTGTTCCCGCTACAATAACTGAAATGTTAGCGAGCCAACCTTTGCCAACTTTGACTTGGTAGGTTGTTGCCGCCGCAATTTCTTTTGAATTGTTTGTTCCCGCCAACCGCGAAAGAGTGTTTGTATATTCACCAATTGCAATGACGCCGTTTTTCTGGGTAGTGAGGATATCGTCAAGACTTGCCATCAAAACTTCCCATCAAGTTGAGCACGGTAACGCAAAGCACCAATACGGAAGAATGTTCCGGAGCCCGCAATCCCCGCCGCATTTGCCGTGGAACATGAAATACGCAACAAACGATTTCGAATACGAACGCTTAGATACTGCGTAGAAGAGGTCATGGTGTACGGGCCGTATTGGATTGGAACATCACCTGGATAATCCGAACCATAAAAAGTCAAATAAACAGTTGCAGAGGGCGATGACCCAGAAGTTGTTTGCCATTTGAAATCAGGCCAAATTTGATCAATGAAAATTAAATTATCTGCATCGTTTAACTGCATGTAACCCGTTTCAAACGACGACACCATTGGTTGATTGCCAGCATTGTAACCAATTTCATGCTGCCAGATGTAACCATTGTTGTCCGCCCCGATTGGCGAGCCAAGAACCGATTGGTCACACCAAGCCACTCGATTTAATGTGCCGTAGTCCCAAGCCTGAGTAGTTGTGTTGTATTTGACGTAAGAGTCATTGTAAGTTGCACTTGCGGAGGGATAATACCAAGTTACTTCGTCAAAGATTGAGTTTGTCGCGCAACGGATCAAATCCAAATAACTTGTGTTCAAATTCTGGAATATCTGATCCCAAACAGGGCAAGCCATGTCTTGCGGACCGCCATCCGCCAAAACATTAAACCCTCCAGGCGACATCCAGTATGTCGCTCTGCCGAGGATGCCGACCGCTTTTTTAGCGATTAAGCCAACGCCGTCTGCGAGCTTGTTGAACCCAAACACATTTGGATAGCCAACATATTGCATTGCCCAAACAGCCAAATCTGTCCAAATCAAAGCCTGTTGCGAAGCCTGAATTCCTGCGACAATTAGGCTTCCTTCAGCGATGCGGAAAGATCCGGCTTGATTATTTGCGGAGGCTTGCCAAACGGTTGCGTCTCCGGCGTCCGACCACCGGATCAACAACGGATCCTGAATGCCTGTTGCAGTCGAGCCATATGCAACCACTTGTCGGGAAGGCATCGCTATGAAATGGCCTGTGTTGGTCATTGGTGCAGTGTCCAACAAATACATTGTTGAAGTATTTCTGCTTGGAGACCAATAATAAATTGGGCCATTTTGTGGGTTCGCAGTGAGAATTTCTCCAAAATTATTAATTACCCAGTCGGTTGTTGTAATTGTTGGGGCAGAAGAAGAAGCCAAAGGCTCTCCTGCTCCATACCCACCGCCGCCGTACCCGCTTGCGTTCGCGCCATACCCTGCCGCCGAGAAAGCTGAAGGAATATTAAAATAATATTGATAGAGAGCATTTCCGCTATTCATGAAAAATGCAGTGTTGCTTGTCGCGGCAGAAGATGTGTTTATTTTATAATTCGATGAATCAACGTAGCTAACAAAATAGTTGCCATAAATTGTTACCCCAGCCGATGTCGTAGATGTTAAAAACGTCGCCGTATAATCATTCTGATAAGGGTGGTTGGCTGATTTGACGTTCACCAATGAAGTATTATTTGTTGGCGTAAATTCTGGAATTGTTGAAATCCCTGTCGTTGAAGTTGCCAAAATCCCAACATTAATATTGTAAATATTATAATAGCTACTTGAAACTACCGGAGTAACAACTTCATAAACCCCTGAAATGTACAAATTTGCAACGCTAATTGGAGTTTTAATTAAAACCGAAAACCCCGTTTGAATTTGGTTTGGGGCATACATTTTAATTGTTCCAGTACCAGCAACAGTAACATTAACATCCGCCGTGCCGCCTGATGTTGTTGAAAGATTAAATGTTGTGCTAGTCAAAGGAATAACATAATAGGTTGTCGCTGCGGATATTCCTGTCGGAAGGGTTCCTGACGAAAGAAAATTCACTGCCGTATTTAATGTTGGGGCAGTTGCCGCAGTAATAACAGTCGGGGTGGCAGTTGTAAAAGTTACGGTTTGAACTCCCAAACCTGTGTCATAAATGGTTACGACTGAAGAGCCGCTTGTTGTTGAGGCAAATGGAACAGTAACCGTATGGGTTCCGCTTCCTGCTGTTGTTGTTGCTATGCCAGCCCCACCAATTGTAGTCGAGATGCCAAACTTATTTGGTGTTGCGTACGGTGCTGGTACGCTCGTCGCGACGTAATAAACTGTTCCAACAACAAGCGGAGAAGGCAAAGCTCCTGTCGTGGTAAAAACAATCGGAGTTCCAGCAGGATATGAGCTTCCTGTAGCGGTGACTTCGGCAGGAGTAGCGTTTGAAATTGTTACTGTATATGTGGATGCGGGTGAATTTGAGGATGTTGATTCTGGAGTGATAAAAATTTGATTCCCAGCCGTGTTCGTCGCATCGTTATATTCAATGTAAGAAATGCTGTCGTTTGCTCCAACAGCAAGACGTTTGTTTGTGTTTAAGTCTTCCCAAGGATGAAGTTCATTTATGTTTGGGGTAATTTGGGTTGCCCACTGAACCCAACCTCCCATTTTTTGAATGAGGCCCATACCCGAGCGGTCTGGCACAAAACGAATAAGTTGAGATTTTGAAAACGCCGCCTCGTTCAAAGCAGGTGTCTTGTAGGTATCAATACCAGGGATCAGCTTCATCGTTGCGTGAGGCATGGGAGGTTACCTCGTTGGTGAAGCGACAGGGGATGGTGAGTAGGCTGTCCAAGCCGCTGCCTCAAACTTTTTGCGGTTTTCTTCAACTAACGCGCTTGCCTTGAGAGCTTGGTATTGGCTTTCGTAGCTTTGCGCCATCTGAGGATCGTCGGACTGTCGGCCAAAGTTGCGCTGATAAGCAGAAATATAAATCATTGAAGCCATGATGAACAAATCCGGCAGATAAACGCTGATGAACGTTGTCGAGTTTGCGGCAGATAAAGGCGTCGATCGAACTGTTCCGGTCAACCGAACGGCGTATGCTGAATTTGGCGTTGGACCAACAATGATATTCTGCGACGTTTTTCCTGTCGTTGCAGAGTCCCCGCCATAAACCGCAAAGTATTTTGGCAACCCTGTCGTTGAGCCGCCGCCGTACACGTTTTGAATGTATTCTTTCCCAATCGCCAAAAGCGGAGTTGAGTTACCTGCCCCATCAATAACCTCAAACGTCTGCAAAGACACAAACGATGATGTTGGAATTGTCAGCGTGTTGTTGCCGGAAGTAAACGCATAAGACGAATTGCTAATCTGCGTCGAAAGAAAATCTAAATCGCGTTGCATCCGCAATTCGGCGTAATCAATCATGCTTGGAACGATGGTGAGGTAATTTGTGTCGGTCGATTGCACGACCGCCATCGTGGCAATTTGTTCAACGTAGGTTGAGTATGTTAATCCGACCATGTCAGCCTACCATGTTGAAAGCGGTCTTTTCGACTTCGGCCACGCGACGACCCCATCCTTTGCCGAATGTACCCCATGTTGGCAATGCTTGCAAGAAAGCCAACCGATCCTCGCAGATCTTGGATGCCAGTTCACGCGGGTTCATTTTTGCTACAGCGGCAAGTGTAGCAGGGCCGATAGCCCCATCAGCAACCACACCACAAGCATTTTGAAGAAACTTGGAGGCGCGGCCAACACCAGAATTAATAGCCAAATCAAAAACAGCAAAGTCCACCCCATGCGGGAGGTCATCGCAGCGGCACTTGTCCCAGTACCTTGCTTTGTAGAGCGGGGCGACATCGGCGACTGTGAGGGCTTTAATGTCATCTTTGGTTACCTCATGGCCTACCCATTCTTCCCAAACTTTTTTGGTGCAACCGAGATTTGTTGCCCCGCCTGGGTCTTTGGGGTGATCAACGTATCCTCCCTCCGATTTCAAAACATGGGCAAGTGATTCTTCAAAATTGTCTTTCATGGCTCATTCTTTCGGTGTTGAATTGTAAATCATCTGGTCTTTCTTCTGAGAACCGGATGAAGACCCAAAGTAGAATGCAATGATGCCACCCCACGCCGTCTGCAACGCGCCGAGGAGCAGAAGCAATGCCTCATTGCCTGTTGTCGGCAAGCCGTAGACGAGCATATAAATTAGAATGGCAAAGAACCCGAATGTCACGCTGATTGCAAGGGCGCGTGGAATCCAGTCTTTTACTTCTTTCTGCATATCTCTTGCAGACTTACGGTCGTCTACCGCGATGCGTTCAAGGTCAATGTCTAAGCTCTTCATCTGGACACGGAAGTCGGCGTCGATCTTCTTGACCGTTGCAAGCTGTTCAGGTGAGGCGGCGCGGAGCGCTGCTTGCAGATCGTCCTCAGAGCCATCTTCGTTGCCAAGCAGTGCTTGGGATAACGCTTTCGTTGCCATGCCCGCTAGTGGGCCGCCAAGAGCCGTAGCGATGCTAGGCGCGACTGAGCCGAGTAGCGGCCCAAATGTTTTAAGAAGATCCATCGTCCTTACCTCCAGATTTAGAGCCCAACATAATTCCTGAAAGAGTCCCCGTCAGAAACGTAGCAATTGGTGCAATCAATTTAAAAAACTCTTGATCGTTTGGTGCTTGCCCGTCAATAGGCTGCACGACAAATATAAGGCTGTACAGCACGGCAAAGACAGTCCCCGTCAACGTCAAGCACAGGCTGATGCCAATGATGAACTGGAGAAGGGCGTGGAGTTCGTCTTCCTTAATCCTCATCGCGCTACGGCTCCGCACGGGTTTCTCTTGAGGGTATCTGCGGAGCAGGTTCCAGAGGCGGTGCAGATAGGCGGGTTGCACTCCGGCGCGTCCCAGTTTTTAGGATCTTGGCACGGGTAGCGATAACGATCCTCGCACCCTGACAGAACCAAAAATGCAATCGCCAGCAAGTATTTCATTTGTGCGCCGTAAAATAAACAAAAAGAGCAAGGCCAAGAGCCATAACAATGACGCCCAAAAACATCCACGCTCCCAAAATCAGTTCAGCTTGGCGTTCTTCTGCTTCCTTCTGCGCGATAGCGGCCTGACGCACGGCCTCTTTACGCATTTCCGTCACTTCCTTCTGAATGGAAGTCCACGCTTGCAGCCCGTATGCCCCTACAAACAGGTTCTTGGTGTCCAACTGAAGCTGTTGCGCCTTGGCCCGCAAAGCGTACAGCTTGATTGCTTCAGCCTCGTATTCTGCTTGGCTTTGGAAAAATTTCTTTTTTTGCCCAGAGGTTAATTGCGTGATCTGCGCAATCCTCGCAAACAAACTCCCAACGCGCTCTACCACGTCGATGGCTTCGTGGCCAGCGTCGGTCGCTGACTTTATTCCATTATAGAGGGCGGTTGCGCCAGCGAGGAGTGTAAAAGGATCCATTATCCTGCCCTTAAAACTACAATTGCTTGTACCCACTGTTGGTTAGCTTTATTTCCGTCAATAACCGTGGTAAATGTGCCGTTAGATGTTACATAAGCGGCAAACGTTTGAACAAAACTTTGTGTTGTTGATGTGCTAATTGCAGTCATGTTTGTCGCGGTAGTCGCGCATGTATCTGCTGTTGTGATTGACCTAAAACTCATGCCCAAAAGAACAATGTCTCCAATTTTGCAGTTTGGAATTGAATAAGTGTAAGGCCAAATTTGATGCCCTAATGCGCTTGAATAAAAAACCGTTGGTTGAGATCCGCCTCCAAGAATACGAAAATTTGAATAAACTTTAGAGCCACTTAAGGTTCCGGTCGCATTGATCAAAACGGTTTTCGTTGATGGAACAGAAAGATTAATTGCTCCAATTCCTATAGATTTATTTTCACCGTTGGCATTATCATCCGCTCCTTGGCTTAAAAAACCAGTTGCCCCACTAAAAGTAACATCGGTAAAAACCATGTTATTTGAAGAATTAACTACACCAAAAGAAAAATAAGCAAAGTTTTCTTGCCCGTTCCAGCTTGTCCCTACGGTTGCTTGATTTCCTGTCGCAATAAATTCATAAATAAATCGCTTTGATCCTGCCCCAAATCCTCGCGCAGAACCAGCCCCAAATGTTGCAATAGTTGGCATCATTCGCTCCTATTAGGCAAAGCCAACAATGCTTGCCAAAACCGTATAAGTTGAAGCCGCAGTCCTAATAACCGTAAACGTGTAAGAATTTTTCTGGCTTGCGGTTCCGGCAGTTGGAGCCACCCCGCCTTGCCAAATTGTTGTTACGCCAGTCGCTGTCCCGTCAATTTGAACCGCTGAACAATAAGGCACAACAAACGTTGCAGTCATTGTTTGGGAAGTGTATGTCCCACCAATGGAAACGGTCCATGTGTTCCCGCTGCCACTAACGATTGTTCCGAGGGAGATTGATCCGGAAGAAGTTATTGTCGTTCCAACTGTAAGGGCAGGAGACCCCGTGGTTGTTAAAGTCGTCCCTGTGCAACTTGCTGTTGGCAAAGAAAGAGTGACTGCCGCAGGGCAATCAACAATATAAACGCAAGTTACCAAGTCTCCAGTGTTTGGAATGACGCTTGACAAAGCAACGTTAGAATTTCCACGAATATTAAGCGTAAAAGTGGACGTTGCAGAGGCCGTGTTGTACCAAACGGATTGAGTGAGAATGTCGTAATTAAACGTTGATGACCAAGTGGTTGAACCATATGTGCCATCTTCAATAATGTTGGTAAGTTTCACATCAGGGGTATTGGTTGCCGACAAAGTAACCGTATCAGAAGTCGTAATGGTACTAGCCGTAGTTAATGGGCCGCTGATAGAAAGCGCACCATCAATTGACGATATTTTTTTAATAATGTTATCGTCAGCAAAATTTACCGTAGTCCCGTTAAAATAAATGTATCCTTTAGTTTCAGGTTGAATAATAACACCAGAATTTGCCGCTCCTCCATATTTTTGAATCCTCAAAACATATCTCGCTGTCATCGTTGATGTGCCGAGATAAGGAGATGTGCTTGTCGCCAAAATTGCTGAACCGCCGTAAGTTGCGGAAAGATCGCAAGTTGACCCGACAGGGTTGATGACGAAATATTCAACACCTGCGGAAAACCCACCAGGAAGCACACCCGTGGACGAAAGAACAACAATTGTCCCCGCAATCGGAGCCGTTGTCCCAAGAGTAAAAGATGAATTTCCAGAAGTTGGAAACACCGTAATTGAAAGCGCAGTCTGGGATTGGGCAGTTGTTATCCCGTTCACGATGATCCACGCTCCGCCCATTGTGGTAATTCCCGAACCAACAAGATTTTGGGGGAGGGTAATTGTTGCATTGGAAGTCAACGTGCTAGTTGCCGTAATTGTAAATTGTTGTGCCGAATACCAATAAACGCCACTTGCGTTTGCCGCCGCATTATAAAGGAGATCAGTTGTCCCGCCTGTGCCTACTGAAATTGGATAAGGCGAACCACCAATTTGATCCAAAAGATTCCAATCAATATCAACCGGAGTGTTCCAACTTGTTGAAGCATACGCGGGGATTTGAAGATTTTTGTTTGCGGTGTAAGTAACCATGTTATTTATCCACCTTGTTGTCGAGTTTATCAAAAATCTTGTTCAGCATGTTTTCAATGCGAACCATGTGCGTTGAAAGCTCGTCTTTCCGGACGTAGTTCGTTGGCATGTCAACCTTCATGTCATTGATCGTGGACGAGAGCTTTTGGATATCATTCACCAACTGACGGTAAAAATACCCGATCACTCCGAACACCACAATCGCGGCAAGGTTTGCGATGAATTGAAAATCCACGGTCATTCAGCAATCTCCTCTGGCGGCGCATCAACAATTTCCTGCGGTGCATCCCAAGGATTTGGCAGAGTTACGGGGTGATAGAACCGATAGGCAAGCGTCTGCTCGGCGGCGTTTTGCCTGTTTTCAACGCCCTCTACGCCGAGGACGCTCTTCACCCACCCGACCACCTGTTCTTCCGTGAGATCAGCGTATGGGGTGTATGGAGCGTCTGGGTCAAGCTTTAGCTCTGTCATCCCCGCTACCGCCGCCGAGTATGTCCCGTCGGTCGCCGCGCATGAATAATTAACCTTTACGACAACATCCGTCTGACCCTCGGCTTGAGGGTAGGATTCCATTGAGTTGATCGTCCAGATGTATGAGATTGTCATGTTAGCTTATCCTGTAAATTGAGTAAGCCGCTGCTCCTGTCTTGCGGCATCTGAACCGAGCAAAGCTGTTTGCAGTTGCACCTGTTGCCATTGAACCAACAAGAGTCCACCCCGTATTGGTCAGCAATGTGATAGCAAATGCCGCAGTTGTGAAAACAACAAATTCCCATCCTGTTTCGTTTGGCGGTGTGCCAAGAGCAGTTTCAACCGCTGAAGCCAATGGAAGCGTGTAAGATGCTGTTGCCGTTGGCGTTCCAAGTAAAAATGGCCCAGTAATTTGCGCCGCAGTCAAAGTAGCGGTGTTGGTTGCAGTCTGCGTGGCAGTATTATACCAATTTGTTGCTGTTGGAGATGCTGAATATGAGGGAGCAACGCCAACGCCTCTTGATACCAAAACTTGTCCCGTAGCTACGTCTGCGAGGCCGGAAAGAGCCGTTGTTGTTGAAGCATAAAGAAGGTCACCAACAGCATAAGACGATTGGCCTGTCCCGCCAGATGTTGCCGCTAATGCGGTGTTAAACAGGACACTTCCCGTAACAGCCAAAGCATTTGCACCAATAGTTGCCCCACCAATAGCAACACTTGTAGCGGTAGCCACACCAAGTGCCGGAGTAACAAGCGTTGGACTTGTGGCAAGAACAACCGAGCCTGCGCCTGTCGCGGTGGAGAAGTCCGTCAGGCCAGCTTCCCAGCTTGCCGCAGTTGTGCCGCTTGTAAGGATACAAGTTGCCATTGCGGTTGTTCCGGCGAGAACCGTGATAAGGAAGTTGCCGCCAGATGAATTAACCGTTAAATCGCCAGTGCCGTTGTTGACAATATTAAACGTCCAACCCTGCCCCAATGTGCTTGTCACAGGCAATGTGATTGTTTGGGTGAGCGTTCCCGTAAAAAATTGAAAATATGTGCTTGTGTTGGTCAGGACGGTTGTGCCACCAGCAGTCGCGGTAGTTGTGAACGTCGTCAGGTTTGTCAGAGCGGCGTTAGCGGTTGTTGCGCCTGTGCCGCCATTTGCAACCGCAAGTGTTCCCGCTACCGTAACAGCACCAGTTGTTGCTGTGCTAGGCGTAAGACCTGTTGTGCCAAATGTAATAGAAGTTACAGCGGCAGTAGAAGGAATCGCACCCCAAGATGGTGCGCCGCTTGTTGTTGCTACAAGCACTTGACCTGTTGTACCAGCCGCAGTTACGCCAAATGCGCTTGTTGTATTGCCATAAATAACGCCGTTGGCTGTAAATGTTGCCGCACCTGTTCCGCCAGAACCAACCGCAAGTGCTGTAGTAAAAGACACAAGACCTGCGGTGCTAATACGCATACGTTCAGCACCTCCAACATAAAAAGTTAGTGGAGTGTATACACCCGTGCCAGCAATAAAGTTTTCAATGCGGCTTTCTGCGGCAGTTTGACGGAGGCGCAGAGCGGAGTGATCTGTTGCGTCTCCAGATTGAGCAATAACAGAAACGGTTCCAGCAAAGGTTGCTCGTATGCTGCCAGATACACTCAATCTATCGGTAGGACTGCTCGTCCCAATCCCTACCTGACCAGACGTATTAATTGTCATCGCCGTAGTTGCACCGTTGCTTCCAACCTTGAACAGGATGCTGTCAGTCGTGCCAACACCGCTTGTCGATTGCAACGTAAGGGACGAGGACGCAGTCGTCCCCCCAATAAGAAACGGCGTTGTCAGCGAGGTCGTCAGCGTTGGAGAGGCCGAATAAGAAGGCGCGGCACCAACCCCACCAGAAATCAAAACAGATCCCGTCGCCACGTCTGCAAGTTTTGACAAGGCTGTTGAGGAAGAAGCGTAAAGCAAATCACCAATTGTGTAGCTTGATTGACCCGTGCCGCCACTGGCTGCAACAAGCGTTCCCGCAACCGTTACAACGCCTTCCGTCGCCGTGTTTGGCGTCAGGCCAGTTGAGCCAAAACTGATGCTATTCACGCCAGCCGTGACGGGAATGTTCTCTTGCCATGCCGGAATTGTTCCAGGGCTTGCAACGAGGATGTAATTTGAACCAGTTGGAGGAGTGATCGACTCAATAGGGTTTGTCCCGTCGCCGTACAAAACGCCGTAATTGTCAAACGTGGTGTTGCCAGTTCCGCCAATAGGAACGGTTATTGGCGTTGTCCCGCCGCCGCCTGTTGCAAGGCTGACAATCTGGCCAGTCGTAATTGCTTTTGAGGTGCCGGATTGAACCCCAAGAAGTAGCTCTGTGCCGTCAAGTGAGGTCGATTGCGGAAGATTTGGGATGGTAATATTGGCCATGATTAAATCCCCGTCTGAGGTATTTGAGCGTAATTGTATGGGAGGCCAACGAGCGCAGTTTTCACGAGCGTTGTTGACTGGAGCAAGCTGTTCGCCGGAATGTCAACGTTTGCCTGATAGGAGAACTGCGTAGCCGAGCCCACCGTGACGCTGTAAAAACCATCCGCATTGTTGTTGGACAACCCATTGACAGCGACTTGGTCGTCGGTCGTTAATCCGTGAGCTGAAGAAAAGGTCATGGTCACGGTGCGCGTCCCTGTGGATATAACGGACAACGGAGACAAAATTACTCCGTACTCAACGGTTCCATTTAACGGCATAATTGCGTTTTGATCAAGCCCTATTGGTGGGCCAAGCACTTGAGTGTTCGGAAAAGTTCCGTCCTCGTTGACGATTTTCGTGGTCGTAGGGATCGGAATGCCCGTGAATGGGTCGTAAACCGTTGCCTCCGAGATCGCAATGAAGTCGGTTTCCGCCGTGGCGTAATCCTGCGTGCGAGGGTTCTGGATTGGAACCGGATCCGCAGAAATAATGATCGCACGGAGTTGGTTCTGCGGAGTGTCATTGCAAGAGTTGCAAACGAGGATCCGCTTGTTGATCAGGCTTGCGCCAGCGAAGTCGAACTGCCATTGAAGCCGAGAATGATTGTACAAAAAACCGCAACGATCGCAAATTGCAAACGCTTGAGGGCTTCTCGACGATACTGATGCGCGGCCATGAGGTCTCACCTGAAATACCCTGAAATCATTGGAGAGATGTACTGCTGTGCTTGCTCGACGTTTTGTTCCGCCGCAACCGCATATGCCTCGTCCGCCAATGGCTTCAGCAACATTGCCTTCTGCGGGTTCCAGATGATTGCGAGCCGTTGCGCGAGCGCGTAAGCATACGCCTCCATCCACAAATAGGGGATTTCGACCGTTTGACCGTTTGTCAACGCACTGTCCTGAATTTGACGGACGCAATAATATTTTAGGTTTTGTGCGCTCGTGCCGTCCGGAACAGGCCAAATGGTGACCGAAGGGCCAGCCGATCCGGTCGAACGGTTTGCCGAGATCAACCGATCGAACCAATAAGTCGTTGGGAAACCTTGCTGTTCTTTGTTCGGGTAGGACGCATATTCACTGCGGCTGACAGGGAGGATGATGCGGTCAATCGGATTGCCGTCACCATTGTCAATCTGGACATAAGCATCCAAAATCATAACCGTGTTTTGATCAACCGTATAAACAGATTGTCCCTCGACCAACGGTTCCGTGATAAGATCAACGCACCAAAGGTTTACGCCACGGTTCGACCAGTTGCTCAAAACCATGTTGGAGGCCATACGGGCCGATTCCATATGCTCCTGAGCAATCGCCGTGTTCCGAACCTCGCAGAGGTTGAACGCATAGAGCGTCAACTCACCGAGCGACGGATTGAATGCGTATGTGCCGCTCGTTGCCATGACATTTTACCTTAAATTAGAAGGAAACCATGCCAGATTGATTGAAGTTAACATGGACAGATGCAGATGTATTTGACCCAGCATTGGTGATTAAACAACGAATCATGTTTGGAACACCTGCTTGGTTGGCGTTCTGAGCACTTGTCGCAGCAACCAAAGCTGCTGTTCCTGAATTCACCCACCGCGTATCCGCATAATTTTCAGTTCCAATGCCAAGTTGGGCATTGTTTGGGTTATCGCCGGAAAGCTGAATGGTATAAGTGATCGCTGAAGACCCACCAGTATCGGTCTGGATATAAGTGCTGCTGTCGGCGTAAGTATCTAAAAACACCGGACGGCTCGATGCAACAGCGTTTGTGCCAATGCTTACGTTCCCCGCAGATGCGCCAGAGGCCACGACTGAAGTAACCGTTTTGAAATCATAA